TGTCCCCCAGTTCGGCCATCATGGCTTTTGTCTGCTCGCGTAAATCACGCAGGTTACGGGCAATCAGCTCATTACGGGAGGCTTCCCGGCTGATGGCCGCCGGTGAAAGCTGCTGCTCTTCCGGCAGGCCCGCCTCACGGATCAGACGGTTGATTTCCTCGCGTATCTGGACCTGCGTCAGACGTTTTTCACGCAGCATTTCCAGCAGTGGCTTACGGATGCTGTCGGGGAGCAAATCCACCTTGCGCACGCGGCCACGCGTCGGCTTGTCCATCGTTACCCCCTTGCGCGTGGTTTCTTCACACCCGGAACGCTGGCGCGGCCTTCCGCCACATCCTGCCCCCGGCCGGTCAGTTCCGCGATGAAATAACCGTTAATCAGAACGCGTTTGCGCACCAGTCCCTGCTCGGCAAGCCAGGCAATGTGGGTGTGAACGGTGTCGCGGGACACGCGGTGGCCGTAATCATCCAGACAGTCCTGGAGCACGGATTCACCCAGTTCACCGTTGTAATCTGCCAGCGACCGCAGAATGACCAGACGCTGATCTTCAGTAATGAAATCACTCATTGCGTTTTTTCCTTACAGCCTGCTCCAGCAGCAGTTCGTTCTGATAGGAGACAGAGCGGAGCGTGGCGTTCGTGGTTTTCAGTTCACCCCGCAGGGTCACGATTTCCACATTCAGACGGTTGACCTCGGCTTCTGTCGGCAGTGACGACAGGCGGGTTTCCACCTTCTCAACGCGGTCGGAGAGTTTTTCAAAGGCCTCGCGGGGGACAAACGTTTTGCGCATCAGCGCCATGAATATCCCGCCAGCGGTTGCCGTCGCCGAAAGGATCGGCACAACATAATCTTTAACGATGCTGACCCACATGACGGGCCTCCATGATGTTCTGGCAGTTCACACAACGGATGGCATCCGGCACAGCAACAAGACGCGCGGCGGGGATCTCTCCGCCACAGTCCGCGCAAATACGTCTACCCGGAGCATCCATTGCCCGGCGCTTACGTGTCAGCCGGTTACAAAGGGCGCGTTCTGATCCCCGCTCCATCACAGCCTGAGCACGATCTGAATCATCCATACCTTTTTCCTTACTTCGTCTTTCCTGCCGGAACAGCAGGCGTTCCGGCCATATCAGTAAATTCATGTTGTCGCCGCGCCTCCAGACGACGAATACTGGCCTTGTCCACGTTGCAGTTCTTGATCACCGCCAGCAGTTGCAGGTTGTAAGTGACCGATGCCCCAAACGTGAACGGCTCCGGCGCAGGAGGGACCAGGCAGTCAGCCAGCCATTCAGCGGGGATCGGCACCGGCTTCACAGGCACGTATTTCACAGACGGCCCGGCGCACCCGATCAGCCACATCATCAGGAACAGGGGCAGAGGCCGCAGGCACTGCTGCCAGCGACCGGCGGACAACGCTCTGCTGCTCCTCGCTGTGCTGAATGTTCTGTTGTTTTTCATTCGTGGCCGCCTCACTGATTTGTGAAATGAGTTGCAGGGTGTGCTGCTGATTTGCCAGCACCTGACGCACCTCATCCCGCTCACGCACAAGCACCTGATTATTGTCTTCAAGGCGCTGCGTCTTCTGGTGCATTCCCCATATCGCAGCAACCAGTACAGCGATAATCCCCAGCGCCGCCATGCACGCCCCGGCAATCAGGGCCGGTAAGGCGTTATTCACCGCAGCCACAGGACACCCCGTAACAGCAGTACCGCACACAGCAGCGCTATCATGAGCGGTCGCCAGAAGCGGTTCAGACTTTTCGGCAAGTCGTAGCGACATAACCATTCATCCGCCGAACGGCGGGCCTCAAGGCCGGAAGTTTCACCCCCTTTAGAATAAATCCAGCGGATATACTGCTTACAGGACGCGGGCATCTGCCCGGCATTGATCAGGCGCAGAAGCGTGGAGTTGCGAAAGTTCGTTTCACCGGCCCAGAAGATCCACGAAGCCAGCGCCACCGTCTGACCACGGGTAAGCGGCACCTGAACACGCCGATCAATGGCCGCAAAGGCCCATTTCATGTCCTTTTCCAGCAGTTTCAGACATTCTTCATCCGTCAGGGTCATACCCGGTTTCACATCCGGGCCGGTATGGCCGTAACAGATGGTGGGTGTACCGGTGGGATCGATATACGTGGAGTTTTCTTTCCCTTCCCAGTAACCGGTGTAATGCGTGGCAATCGTGAACGTCCCGGCACCGGCCAGAACAAGGGCAATCAGCTTTTTACGCAGTGGTGCGGGGAGTTTTGGCATTGTTACGCTGTCTCATGATGTTCTCTGAGTCAGCGTAACGGTGAAGGAAAGGCGGCAGGCTTTGCGGAATATCAGAAAAGTGGCGGTTGCGTTCTTGCCAGATGCAGACGGCGCTGTTCACGTATGACGGTATAAATCTGGGTTTCTGACATCCGGTAATGGCGGCGAAGGGATTCAATTTTCTCGCCCCGGTCCCAGCGCGAAAATATCTCATTGTTTCGCAGCTCGGCAAAGAGAGATTCCCCGACCGGCAGGTAATAACCCCGTCCGCCCATATAGGCGGCCTGAGCCGCAGCCACCTTGCGTGCCAGTTTACCGGCCAGTACCGGCTCAATCCCCTGACGCTGAAGTTCTGCGCCGGTGACTTCAACCAGTTCAGACAGGGTCCGCGGCCAGTTCTTTTTGAGAACATCATCAGGGATGTCATCAAGGCGGTCGATAAGGGCGTGCAGTTGCTCACTGTCACCACCAAGCATGCTCATCTGAGTTTCTGTCATATCAGCCTCCGGTTCTCGCGTTCCCGGTAAGTTTAAAATAAAAATCCCGCGTTGTGGCGGGATTTGGGGTTAACGGGGAAGTGATTTTTCATACTGCCTGCAAACGGCGTCATACCCCATCAGCGTGCGTTCGGGCATTCCCATCGCGGCCAGCATTTTGCGGCGGTGCCATCGCTTGAGACGCTCCAGCACATCTGAGGCCAGGGCGGGGTGTTGCTCCAGCCACTGCCAGTTTGCCACACCTTCGCCACCGTTCTGCGCGGCCGTCTGCGATTTCACCCAGCGGTTAAGGGCGGTTTCCGCACCATCAGAGATAAAGCCCTGCCGGTGCATCACCCTCCAGATGGCACGAATTTTGGCGGTCACCGTACCCGGTTTTAAGGCCCGGTTAACCGGCTTCTGGCGCACTTTAAAACCGCGTTTTTTGTAAAACATCCAGCACGCGGGATAACTCATCCGGTGACATATCCCGGCAGCTGGGTTTTGCCGGTGGCTGCCAGCAGCGCGGATATATAGGTCTCCCGGTCAAGCTGTAGATCGCGTTTTGCGACATGTATTAAGGTAATCAGGGAAGCGCGATTCATTATCGTGGCTCCATAAAAAATGGGCGGTGTTACCGCACCGCCATGTCAATTAACATAAAAGGAAAATCTATGTCAGATATAAAAACTGCCCTTGATGTTGCCGCATTCACAATGGCTGGAAATCTTATGGTAACCCTGTTCGATAAGGGGGTTATTTCCCGTGAGGAGGCAACACATATTATCAATATTGCTCAAAAAAGTGCCGCACCCCAAAGCGCAGAGGGACACCAGGATGGCTCATATATTAATACAAACTGGCATTTCGACAATATCCGAGCCTGCATGGGCATTACCGACGAAAAAGATTAAAGATTTTTGCATAATGTTCAGATGTAAGAATTGCTGAACCATCAACACCGAGCCTGCGGCGAACGTATTCCTCGCGGGCTATTTTATTATCCAGGAGATACAGCATCCTTAATCAGGTTAATCTCCCGCTCCATTATCAAAAGGGCTTCTCTGGCTGCAAGATTTTCTTTTATCGCATATTCGATAATGTCCCGCATACGCTCAAGCATGCCGATTTTAGCCAGTTCTTCGTCGATATCTTTAGGCGCAAATTTGATTTCTTTTTCCATATTATTAATCCTCACAATTCATACATGCAGTGTCGTCGCCCATATCGCAGTGATTACATTTTACCTCACCACAATGTGGGCACTCTTTCAGATACTCCGGGGCTTCATTTCCACAGGTGGGACATTCAACTATTTGATCATCCATTGGGCGTCTCCTGTAATTCCGGTAAAGCTGAAATATGGCACCAGTGCGTCACCTGTCCGTCCTCATCTTCAAGGCAGGCTCCGGTTTCTTCATCAATAAAAAAGCCTTCATACCCCATATGGCCGATGCGCAGTTCCTGCCTGTGACCATACTGAACAATCAGCACGACAGCCTCCATATCAGGCGGGAAAGCATCATTCAGTGAATGCCAGGGATAACCGCGCAAATCCCCGAAATAAACACCGGTCAGCGTTCCGCCACAGACCGGCATTCCGGCGGCACACACAAGGGGTTCATCTGATTCAACAAATAATGTCGTTATCATGGCATTAACTCCCGTAATACAACATCTTCGGCAGTCCGACGACGGTGATAAATAAAACTCACCGTGCCCTCGGATAATTCAAATTTCTCGCCGATTTCCCTAAAGGTAAGACGCCGTGGTGATTCAGCATCCCGTAATTCACGAATAAGACGAACATCATCGTCAGGTATGCGGGTGAAGGGCAGCAACTCTCCGTATTTTTTCATGCTTACGCCAATATATCGCGCCCGATTGTGGACAGAGTCCCGGTCTCGCCCCAGATATTCTCCTATTTGCTTACCGGTCATTGTTCTGGCATTTTTTCGGATAAATTTATCTTCATCATGTTTAAATCTGGGACGTTTGCATTTGAGCAACTCCGGGTAAGTACCGCGCAATAAAACAATCCGGTTATATACACCCCAGTAACTTCTTTTTACCCTGACAGCAATATCCTTAACCGGGGTGGATGGATAAAGCGCAATCAGCAGCGCATCTTCTTCAGGTGTCCATGCACGAACATGAGCGGGTGCACGGCCTTTTCGCCCCATGGGTTGTAAAATCATCATACATCACCCCCTGACTCGCTTTTCGGCAGCATAAAACTCATCAGGCAGAATTTCGGTCATTCTCTGTTTTGCGGGTTTTACGCCGCACTGGAGATAAATCACATCGTCAACGCAGAACCACTTCACGGGACCATGCAATATTGCTGAGAAGTCAATGCCCAGCCAGAACAACAGGGCATCGGTTCTGGCATACGTGACGAGCGAATATTCACGCCACAGACTGTTAAGTTCGTCAGAGGCAACGCGCAGGGCTTTGGGAATACGTGATGTGCGCGGTGTGCAGCTCCAGCCATTCGACGCAGTCGGTTTTCGCCATAAGTCGCGATGAAAAGGATATTTGTCATCCATAAAGCGCAGCCCTTTAAAACAAAAGCCACTGATACCGGATACAAATACCGATCGGCACGCAACATTCAGCACGGCCTCAAGGCGTTTTGCCTCATCCTTAACTTTCTGGCAGTCCTGCTGATATTTTTGCCACGCGGCCAGCGCGGAAGGGTTTGATGTTTTAAAGAACATTACGCCACCTCCGCAGATATCCCGGCAGGCGCGGCCGTCCGGTCAACAATCAGGTAACGCAGAACGCGCGAGGTGATATTCCAGCCGCTTAAACCGCAGATAATGACGCCCAGGCGGATGTCGATATACGCCATCACAAACTGGGGCACGCCTTCTTTCATGGCCTGCTCATCAACTTCAGCCACCACATAAACGGTTTCGCAGGTCAGTACGCCCTGAG